TTGACGATGGCAACTTTACAGGACAATATAGAATTATTGGAGAAGAAAATCCAACGGTATATGACTTAGCAATAGAGTATGTAGACATTAATGAAACAACTCGTGTATTTTATTTATACATTAATCAAAAGCTTGTTCAAGTAGTAACAGATACAGATCCTATCGATATCATTACAAGTTCAGTTGGTCTTTTTGTAAGAGGCACGTCTAAATGCATGTTTGAAAATATTTATGCACTAAGTCAAAACTACTCAGACAACTCTGTTTTTACCACAAATGTACCAATTGCATCTATATTCGGAGATGATAATGGAGAATTAAATGCATCTGAAGCATTAACTAAATATTCTTTAAGCGGTATGATTCAAAAAACTTTTTTATCAGAAATTAGCCCAAATACATCAAGAAAATACGATATTTACTATGATGAGTTTGGAACTACAATGCGTGAGTGCTCCTACTTTAATATTAAATTTGATCGTGCCTACCCAGCACTATATGCACAGATATCTCCAACCTTTAATAGGCTGAAGGGCTACACCGTGTCTGGGTTTACAGCATCTTCCTATGGTGCTGAATTTTTAATATTTAACTGTACAGACTCAATTCTAAGCTTAGACGAGACAAGCGGAAACTATTTAAGAATTCAAGGAATAGCTTTTACACAAGATACAACTTCAACTATAACAATGGATGACTATTACAAGAAACGTGGTAATTTTTCTGATCCAGAGCTAAGAGGGGATGTTGTAATTAAATCACCATACCAATTTACAGAAGAATACGATAAGATTAGGAATAGTAGAATTGAATATGGTAAGAATGAGTTTTCTTTAGATAGCCTTTATATACAGACTCAAGACCAAGCAGAGGATATTCTGGGGTGGATAGCTAGTAAAAATCTTGCACCTAGAAAAGCTATTGGTCTTAATATTTTTTCTATGCCAATTTTACAACTTGGAGATATCGTAAATGTTAACTATAAGAATGATGAAGGACTTGATTTGGTTGTTCCAAGTACAACTAGATTAGTAGTCTATAATATTGATTATTCTAGGACAGTTGAAGGTCCTAGCATGACAGTCTATTTGAGCGAGGTATAAAATGGTATTTAGTGGAGTAAGCCCAACACCAGACACTGGAAACTTTTTGATAACTGCAACATCTTCTTTAAATTCTAATGTTGTTAAATCAGCAAGCCCAGACATTGTTATATTTAATGATAAAGACATAGAAGACAATGCAGAAGCTATGGTCGATCTTTTGTTTGAAAATATTGGTGGACAAGAATTACTACAGATAGCAAGATATGATACCGTTAATGGACAAGAAATTTTATATCAGCCAATTAAAAATCTTAACATAATTCAAGAAGAGTATAACCCAAATAACATACTTAAATTGCAAAAAACATCAGATAGAATATTCGGCAACTTTCCAATAAAGCTTGAGCCTACAATACCAGATGAGTCTACGGTTCCAGGAGTTGTTGGAAATGTATATCTGGATACTGACGGTAACATGGTTATAGAGCTAATTAACCTAGAAGGTAATGAGCAGGTAGAGGTAGAGATCACCCGCAATGGTACAATATATAGTATAGATTTAACTGATAATGAACCAGGGACAATATGATAACTAATACAGGTAAACAGATTATAGCCAAGTATCTACTTGGTACTACTACATCCTATGCCGCCTATATAGCCCTGGGTTGCGGAAGAACACCAATAGAACCAGGAGATATCCCTCCAGACTACTCTGCAGAGACGACAATGGACTTTGAGATGTTTAGGGTGCCAATAACCTCAAGAGGATACATAAACGATTCTGGGGTCAATAAGGTGGTACTGACGGCAGAGTTACCAACTGAGGAAAGATATGAGATTTCTGAGGTATCTATTTATTCTGCTGGATCAAATACTAGTGCTGGCCCATACGACAGCAAAACAATTACTGCTTTTGCAGACACAGAAAGTTGGACATATAATAATGGATCTGGACCTAATAGTGCAATCGCGCCCACAGTAGGAAATCCAAACCCAATATATGCTTTGATGATAGATGATACATTGGCAGATTCTGTAACAAATAATATTACTATTACATCTAAGGCAATTCAAACGGTATCAACAAATTATACATTTGAAAATACTATCAGAGCAACTAGGTATGAAAGATGTAGATATTTAAATAATATTATTATGCTTAGAGGTAACAGTTCACATATTGGTCTTGATTCTAGCAGCAACTTTGTTTTTGGTGGAACTCCAACCTTCTTTAATTTATCTGGACAAACTGTTGATTTTAGTAGAAACTCAACATCAGATTTACTAAAAATAGCATTCTCTGTAGTAAATGTTACTGGAGACAATACTGCAAATATTGCAGAAAAAATACGTGTTATGGTAGAGTTTTCAGACAGTAGCGCAACACAATACGCAAGAATGCAATGCGATATTACGGGGTCAACCATACTAAACAATAGATATGTTACTGTTGAAAAAAGACTAGATGAGCTTATTTATAGTGCTAACTTTTCTTGGAATGCAGTTAGTGAAATTAAAATTTATGCTAGTGCAATAGATAACGAAACAACAATATCAAACAAAGCTTTAACAAGCAATGTTGCAACCATAAGCACTGGATCAACACCTCACGGTCTTACGACTGGTGATGGTGTAACTATCTATGGAGTTGATTCAACATTTAACGGCACTTATACTGTTCTTGATGCACCAACATCAACATCATTTAGATATAATAAAACAGCAACAAATGTTACTTCTGCTGTCGCAACTGGAAATTTTGATAAGGTTAACTCTAATTATTTTATTGCACTTGATGCAATAAGACTTGATAATGTTTCAACAATTAACCCTCTGTACGGAATGATTGGTTATGCACTAGTTGAAACTCCTGGTGCAGTCACCATTGTAAAGCAAACAAATACAAGTAACTACATAGAGTTTAGATTTGTTTTGGATGTGTCGTAATGGCTGTAGTTAAAAAGGTGGTAATTGGAAGAGATGAACTTCCAGCGGTAGACCTAGAGACTAGAAGTTACAATGTTAGATATAGGCTAATATCTGAAGATAGAAACAGAATTTCTTTTTGGTCAAAGATGTATAACTTGGTCTCGCCAATAATTACACCAACTACTGAGTTTTCAATTGTTATTACAGGTGCTAATAACTTGGTTACTGTTACATGGAATTTAGATCAAGTTCCAGAAACAGCATATTTTGATGTTTGGGTAAGATGGGTTGGTGCCTCTGCTGAATCTAGTTATCCTTGGCAATACCTTGCCACTATAACAGATAATCAATACTCTATGGTATTTCCAACAAATATTCCAGCTCCAGGTGGTGGAACAGAACTTCCAATAAAAGTAAGGGTTGCCGTTCAGCGACCTACATATCCAAAAGAAAAAGAAAACTATCCGACAGTTAGTGAAATAACAGTATTTCAAACAGCACTTGAAACACTTTAATGATATAATGGAGATATAATGGCAAAAGTACCGCTACCAGAACGAGGACAGCCCATAGATGTGGCTTACCTATACCAAATAACAAATGCACTTAATCAGCTGTCTGATCAAGTGTCTACTGCTACATACAACTATACAACAATTGATACTGTATCAGCAGGAAAACAAAATATTAAAACATCTGAGGCTCGTGTTATTGGTGGCTATGTTCCAGTAGCAAATAACAGTACTGTTACGGCATCATCAACTAAGACTTTTACATATGCATTCCCTAGTGATTTTAAATATACTCCTATAGTTACAGCTTCTGCTATTAACTCAGGTAAAACTTCTGCTGGAGAAAACGTTTCTGTAGTTTTAACAGATGTAACTAGATCCAGCGTGTCTGGTTTAGTAAGATTTAATGCCTCTGGCGATGTATCTACGATTGTAAATATCATTGTTATAGGCGTACCAAACTAAAGGGGATTGGGCAATGCATTGTAGTAAATGCAGTGGCAGAATGTTTGTTGATAGACAATATTCTAGTCAGATACATATTGAGACTTATTGCGTCTGTTGTGGTTCAAGAAAATTTTTTCATCCACCAGCAGACAGCAAGGAGGGCAGATGGATTTTAAACCAAGAAAACTTGAGAGCAAAGAATACAATAGTCAACCTGTAATTAAAGGAAATCAAAATATCTGGTTTCTTAATGGTGACTTAGTTAGGCTTCATCATAGTTCACGATCTACTGGAATGGTATCTGTCTATAATATTACAAAAGACAGAATTGAAACATGCTTCCGTGCTGACTTTAGAAAAAATAGACAAAGGGCATACACTGTAACAGAAACTGCAAAACTTGTCAATAGGCATAGAAAATATTTTCCAATGTTAATTAAACGAGGAGTCATTCCTCCACCAATGGGCTCACAACTAAACGGTGTAAGACACTGGCAAGTAAGAGCCTACTACTCTGAATTGCAAGTAAAAGAGATACGTGATATACTTGCAAGCATACATATTGGAAGACCAAGAAAAGATAATTTAATAACAAATAATATGACACCTACTAGTCAAGAGTTGACACGTAGAACGGGCGATGGTATACTTGTTTATACAAGAACCGAAGATGGAAGATTTATTCCAGTTTGGAATGAGAGCATTAACTAATGGGGGAAATCATGGAAGAAATTACAGAAAACGTTATTGAAAGACAAAACACAAAAGTATCTGCAACACTTGGATACACACTCAATCTAGGTAATTTTCAATCACTAAGAGTTGATCTTGGTGTTGTTGATTATACTCGTGAGGGTGAAACAACAAATGAGGCTATGGATCGTATTTATGCATTTGTTGAAAACAAAGTAATTGAAAAAGTCAACGAAGCAAAAGCTGAAATCGTAGCAGAGTAAGGTGGCTGAGCGCAAAGACCGAATGGCTTTGCTCAGTCGCTACAACAAGCTTTACTTGCAGAGATATGAGCAAAAGTCTAATCTCAATTTAAATGTTGAGCAATGGGCATCTGATGCCCTTGTTGAATCATACGGGCTTCCTGATTGCTATAACTTACTAGATTATTATTTTAGTATTGCACAGGATCCTACTTGGAACTATTTTGCATACAATGCAGAAAAAATTCTTAATGGTAAACTTGATAAAGAACAAGATGACAAAGAACGAATAGAGCGCAGGGCTAGGGCAAAGGAGTGGTTAAGTGAATAATACAGAGGCAAAACTAATCACTGCTGTTTTAACTGATAAGCAAGTGCATGTTCTATTACAAGCAAACGTTGATAATCTTCTTAGAACACACAACGATGTCTGGAATTTTATTAGAAACTATTCTGAAACAAATGGCGTAGTTCCACCCATTTCATTGGTCGTTGACAAATTCAGAGACTTTGCTCCAGTAGAAGGTGTTGGTGCTACTAAGCATCATCTTGATGAATTGCAAACAGACTATCTAAACGATAGCCTAAAAGATATTATTCGTGGTGCTGCAGCCGAGATTCAGCAAGGTGAAGGATCAAAGGCATTAGAAGAATTAATTACTAAGACTTCAGAGTTAAAGAAAAATACATCTGCAATTCGTGACATTGATGCAACAGATATTGATTCTGCTGTTGCTTACTTTGAACATGTAAAAAGACAACAGGAACTAGGTCACATAGGAATTAAAACTGGTCTTCCAGGATTTGATAACTATCTCCCTTCTGGAATCATGCCAGGACAGCTTGGAGTCTTCCTTGCATATCCAGGTATTGGAAAGTCTTGGTTGGCTCTCTACTTCGCTGTACAGGCTTGGAAACAGGGTAAGACACCGCTGATCATCAGTCTTGAAATGTCAGAAACAGAAGTTCGTAACCGTGCATTTACCATTATGGGAGAAGGACTATGGTCACACAGAAAGTTATCAAACGGTGATGTAGAACTTGACATGCTAAAGAAATGGCATGAAAGTAAGTTGCAGGGTAAACCACATTTTCATATTATTTCTAATGACCAAGGTGGGGAAGTAACACCTTCAGTTATTCGTGGAAAGATTGACCAATACAAGCCAGACTTCGTTATTGTTGACTACCTACAACTTATGAGTCCAAATCAAAAGGCTGATAGCGAAACGGTACGAATGAAGAATCTATCTCGTGAACTAAAGCTTATGGCTATTAGTGAAGAGGTACCTATTATGGCTATTTCATCTGCTACACCTGATGATGTAAAAGATTTAAGTACAGTCCCAACTCTAGGTCAGACTGCATGGTCAAGACAGATCGCATATGATGCTGACTGGGTTCTTGCTTTAGGTCGTGCAACCAATAGTGATATTATTGAATGTGCATTTAGAAAGAATCGTAATGGCTTTATGGGAGACTTCTTAGTGCAAGCAGACTTTGATAAGGGATATTATAAGTACAAGGATTTTGAAGATAAAAATGGTTAAAGAGTTATACACAACACAGCAGATACACAGAGTTCTGATTGGTGCAGGAATTGATATAGAGGCTGAGTATGGCACTGATTATATAATCTTTTGTCCTTATCATAACAATAATAGAACACCAGCAGGAGAAGTTTCTAAAGAAAAAGGAACTTTCTTTTGCTTTGGTTGCCAAACTACAAGAAGTTTAGTTGAACTAATTATGCACATGACAAGTAGAACATACTTTGAAACTGTTAGATTTATAAAGAGCAAAGAAACAGAAACAGATATTGAAGCGGTAGTTAATAAAGCTATGCACCAAATTCCTGATTTTGTTCAGTATGATGAATTATTAATTAAGAGATTAAACAAACAAGCATTAGAATCACCAAGAGCAATGAGTTATTTTGAAGGTAGAAGACTTACCAAGGAATCTGTGATAAAATTTGATCTAGGGTTTTCAGAAAAACAAGACTCTGTTATTATTCCAATGCAGTCACCAGACGGTATGTCTATTGGCTTTGTTGCAAGAACTATTGAAGGCAAGGAGTTTAAAAATACTCCTGGACTTCCAAAGAGCAAGATATTATTTAATCTTCATAGAGTAAAAGCATCAAAGATAGTTTATGTTGTTGAATCATCTTTTGATGCAATAAGATTAGATCAAGTAGT